ATAACAGTTCCACCATCTGCTATCCATTGTTGTATTTCTTGATAGTGTCTATTATTTTCTGAAACAGGAACAGACCACACTGTTCCATCAGTATAAGTTAATTTATAATTAAAACTTACACCATCTAAATTGTTTAAATATATTTTTTCTACACTCTGTATCATTTATAACTCCGCATCAAAAAACATTTTTGAACTTGAACCATTTGTATATAATAAAGCATAATTTCCAGCACTTCCGATACTTGTTCCAGCAGTTCCTCTCAAATCAGCAGCAGTTAAACAATTTGAAGTATTAAGTGCTAATGCTGTTAAAGCAGATGTATTTGTATGTGAAGTTAATCTAAAATGACTTAAAGCTGAATATGACATACTATAAGTTGTTCTCATTTCTACTGGTAAAGAAACTATTGTATCTGCTTCTGTAGCACTAAAAAATCCACCAGATGCAAATCTACCTTGTCCACCTGGAGATGTTAAAGTAAATAAATATCTTTGACATCTTCTTAAATTTACATCATGTGGCAAGAACTCAAAGTCAGATGCTGATGTTCCAGCTTCTAATTGTACCCCTGTAATATAAACTTCATCAGAAGTAGAACCACCAAGACCAGCTATACCAGAATCGGCAAAGTAGGTAGCAGAATAATTTGTCCATGTGTTTTGGACTCCCCCAGATGTAAAACCTGATGCCGCACTAAACCACCAATAAAGGGTTAATTCTTCCCCATTTGTATTGTCAAATGATCGTGCTGTATCGCCAGGAAATGTTATAGTTTTCTTTTCCCATGTGTCAGCAGAACTAACAGTATAATTAAAACTTGCTATTCTTTCTTGTGTTGAATTTGTATTAACCATAGCCAAAGAATATGTGCCTGTTTTGTTAGTTTTAATCCAAAAACTTACTGTTAAACTAGAGGCACTTGATGTTCCAAATTTTAAATATTGTACGTTTTGACCTTCAATTTTATGTCTAATACTTACTTCATCAGCATTTGATGTTCCAGCAGTTGTACAATCTAATTTTAAAGAGTTTATAAAACCTTGACCAGTTGGAACATCTGTTGATTGAGAAATAGTCCAAGTTCCTATATCAGTTTGTGTGTACCACCTATCACAAGCATAATATCCATCAGTAGTAGTGACTCCTGTAGTTGATGTGCCTCTTTGAGCAATACTCATGTCTCCATTAATAATGATGTTTCTAAATGGGTCAGAAACTACCCCTGTTGTTTTAGCTTTAGTAACTGCTGAATCTGCAATATCGGCAGTAGCAATAGTTCCATCAGAAATTTTTGCACTTGTAATTATTCCGTCAGTAATATCATCTGAAGTTAGTGGAACGGGAGTCGGTTGTTTACCTATGTATGCCAATCTAAAACTCCTATGTTATTTCTAATATACTTAATGTTCCGTCAATCTTTGCAGAAACAGAACAATCAATTTTCAAAACATCTGTAGCTTGAAGTACATATTTTCCGCCTGATAATACCTCTAAAGAACTTCCAGCTGGAATGCTCACATCTTTAATTACTGTTACGTTTTCGTTTGTTTCTGTATCTGATGTATTTGATTCAATTTTAACTGATGCTGTTACTGATGTTGTATGAATATTACAAAGTGTTAATCCAATAACTACACAAGTAGTTGATGCTGGTACTGTGTAAATTGTATCAGCAGTTCCTGAACTTGCTGGCATAGCACCATTAGTTTTTACTTTAAAAGTATTTGCCATTTGTCCCCCTTATCCCAATGCAATCGCTAAAGGCAAAGCATTTGGGTCAGTTTCAGATATTGTTCCTGTCACTGACATTGTACTTGTAATTGCGTTTGTTGATATATTTATAGATAATATTTCCACATTATCTGTTCCGTCATTCATTTTTAATTTTAAAAAACCTGATGTGCCTGTATCAACCCATAGTGTCCCCGCAGTCACAGAACTAGGTGCTGAACTCCCACTGTGTTGAGAATTTAAAGCTGATAAAATATTATTAAGTTCAGTACGAAATGCACTGAAACCTTGATTCGCCAAACTTACATCTGTTACCTGAGCCATAATAAATCTATATCCTTTCTTGTTTAACTTTGCAACCCGAAACCTTTAGCTATGTAATCAAAAGTTCTATCGACTGCCGAGCCGCCTGAATTTTCAAACGCAATAGTAAAACCATTAACAGTTTTTGAACTGATTGTAAATGTATCTCCCGTACTCATATTTTGGGCCGCTATACCTAGTGCTGGAACTTCATAAAATGGATTTGTAAATGTAACTGTTTTAGTTCCTGATGATGTTGCTAAATTACTTTCTGCAAATGTACGTTCTTCAATATTTAATTTTATAGAAATTGATCTAACATTACTTGAAGTTTGGTCATCATCATTTGTTAGTTTTAATCTAAACTTAGCAAACTGAAATCTAAAAGTTGCAGATTGTGTAATATCAACAAAGGTTGTGCAATCAGCAAGTGAGGTAGTAGATGTTGCTATTTGTACTCTATGGAATGCGTGTAATTGTTCAGTTCCGTCAAATGGGGCTTTGGCATCATCAAATAATAATGCACCTCTTCCTGAGTCAAATAAATCATAAGGATTTTCTGCATCAAGAGTAATACTTGGAACTACATCGCCATCATAAATTTGAGTTAATGATATTGTGTTTGTAAAATTATAAAAACCTTTTGCGTCTCTGTTTGTATCATTAAAATTTGGGTTTGATGTTGTATCTGTGCCACCAAGTTCAAAGTCTCCACTAACACTATCAAAATTACCAATAGTATCGTCAAAATTAGTAACTGTGTCCAAACTTAGAATAGTGTCCCCAGATGGGTCTATTTTTACAGCTAAAGGTAAACTAGCGTCCATTTGATCTGCCGCAGTAAATATATCTGGTGTTTCAGTAAATGAGGCCACTGTTTTGTAAGCCTGTATTCCTGAAATATTAGTTGTTACAATAGTTTCGTTTGCAGAACTGTTAGAATTTTTATCAACCGCTTTAATAAGATAACTGCCGACCCTAGCTGGTATTATTGCAGAATCGCATTTTCTTCTCGGACATCTAACTAAATTTGTTGAGTTTAGCCATTTAGCACCAGTTGTTACATCTTGATATCTTATGTCGTAATATGAAATATCTAAATCACTGTTTTGACTAGGTGGAGTCCAAGTCAGTTTCATTTGGTGTTGTCCATGCATTTCAACAGCAAAATCCTCGACATCTGACGGAACTTCTACACCCCCTACAATTTTACGGGTGGCTGATAAAAATGTGGATTTTGTCCCGATAGTATTAACCGCCCTTACCCTTACTTGGTAAGTGGCCTCATCAATTACGTTTAAGTGTTGATAGTTTAAGGTTTTACCAGTTGCTATTTCTCTAAACGAATCAGTAACAGCGTCTCCATTAGGGTCTAAAGTTTGTTTGATTTGCACCTCATAATTATCAACAAATTTGTCTGGCGATGCACCTACTGTTATCAATAATCGAGTAATAACAATACCATCTGCATATTCTACAAGTTCGTCATTTAAAGTAACACTTGCTGGTGGGGACACACTAAAAGGGTTTGGTAAAGTTGTATCAGGTATTGTTGCGGGTGCAACCTGAGTTCCAAAAGCATAGTAACTGTCTTGGTGTTCTGTAAGCTGTAAAGTAACTGTATGATCTGTATTGATAGTCATACCTTGCACACGAAATGGTTTAGCCGAGAAAGACGGCGTGGCGTGAGTTATGTTTACGATATCTCCAATAGCTAAATCATATCCAGTTGCATCACATTTTAATGAAACATCTAAACTTGATCTTGACCTACGCAATATAATCTCTGCAAGTTCTTGGGCTTGATGTTGATTTACAATCATAGGAAAATCAAACTTACCCTCTAACAATATGCCTCCATCAGCATTTTTCATTACACTGTGTGTATCAGCACTAGCCAATCCTGTTTCATCTACTGGTGGAAACTGTGCTGTGTCTGATTGATACCCTTTTGATGGATTAGTAAAATTGACAATTACTCTGTTATATCTAGAGTTTTTGTTTTTACTACTTACATTAATACCACCTATAATATTATCCTCTGTTAATGTTATTGATGCACTGCCAGTTGTCTCAACTAAAACTTTATATTTACCAGCAGTAAAATTTAAATATGATCGAGTGCCTTTGACAAAATCTGCTACAAGATCAATAGCTTTTTTGGAAGTATCTACGACTGGGTGGCTATCTAACAAATCAATTTGACTTGCCCCACTATAAGGTGTGATATTTGCATCTACAACATCGCCAGCAGTTTGCCAGTCTGCAAAATTAGAATCAAAATAACTATCTGCAATACCCATGCCAAATCTCTCGTTTCTTAAATAATCTAACATTTGATAAATGCCGTTATCTGAATATTCCCAAGTAGTGCTATCGTTTTTTCTATGTGAACCAGACCCACCAGTAACAGTGCTATCAAGATTTGGATTGTAAACTTTTCTACCTTTCACATCTGCTGTTATGTTTGGCAAACCACCAAAAGCATCTGCATTCCATTTAAATTTAAAAGCTATGTACGCTAAACCTCTTAATCTATGGTTTGATGTCCATGATGATAATTCAGATAACAAAGTAGATGCACTTTGAGTATCAGTTCCATAATGAGGCTCACAAGTAATTAAACTTTCAGCAGAGGAGTCATCATCAGGTGCTTTGAAATAGTTAGCATCAGAACTAGCAACAGTTCTTTGAGTATTGTCTGCAAGGTCTCCACTCCAAGTAACTTGATTATCATTAATAAATATATTTGTAATATCGTCTATTTCTCCCTCAGAAAGCACTATACACATATACAAAAATTCGTTGTCAGTCCCAGAACTTTCAGCAAAAATTACATTACCGCCAACTCTTCTTGTTCCGTAAACTATTGGTATATGTGCATTTGCACTGATTTTATTGACTAATACTCCTCTTGCATTTAGGTCTGGTTGATTGCCTCCAAAATCAGGAATTTCAGGAATAGGATTTATCCAACTAATTACATCAACAACAAGATCAACAACAAAATCTACAACGTCTGTGACTGTATCAATTATATCCTCTGCTATTTCGCCTGGGTCACACATCTGAGTACCTCCATAAACCGCCCATTTTTTCAAAGCCGTATCTATCTAATAATTTATCTGCTAATAGTTTTGTAGATATACTTAAATGTATGTGCCTACCTTTTGCCTGATTTTTAATTATATCCATAGTTTGATTAAATAAATTTAATGATCGATATTCTTTTAATATATAAATTACTTGAACTGTTAGCAGTTGTTCCTTAGACCACAAATACTCATTGAACATAAAAATTGTTATTCCAACTATTTTATTTTTGTCTAAATCTTTTATTAAAATTATTTTTCCTTTTTGTAAAAACATCATTAAAGTTTGTTTCATCTTTGCTCTGTGAATATGAGGATAATCTAAAGCTGGGGCTTCTTTTTCAAACTCATGTAATATTTCAAATATCTCGTCCATGTTTTTATTACTAGCCTCATAAAAATGAAAACTTGTCATACTCTACCCCATTTAATATCTCTAACAGTAAGTGCCGCAAACTCCATACCTTTATCGCCACTAAAATATCTTTGTTGAGAATTATCTGTTGTCACTCTTCCACTTGTTTTTTGAAAATTTCCCCAGTGTGAAGTTAAATTTAAAACTAGATTTGATGTGCTTGTAGTATCATTAATTCTATACTCATCTATTGTTCCAAAAAATAATAAAAATGGGTCAGCTATCAAAGCATTATTTGTATCTAAAAAACCTCTATAAATATAAACTTCTTTGTTAATTATGTTTTCAGATAAAGCTATTGATATGTAAGTTTGATCGACTCCAGATAAACTTAGTTGCAAGCTGTTTTTTGTAGGTTTGTTTGTTTCGTTTACGCCTGTAATATTTTTAAAATGACCATTTGATTGATAAGTTCTTGATGTGCCTGATACACTAGATGTTATATCAAAGCTGGCGTTTGTTAAATATACTGGTGTGCCAAACTCTATTTCTACAAGTAATACGGGGTCAATAACCCCTGTTGCTAATTCTGTCTTTACCGCACTGGATAATCCTCTTGCCATTATAAACTCTCAATAACATCAAACTCAAATTTAAATAATAAATTACCATCTTTGTCGTTAGAGTTTGTTTGAAACTCTTGAACATCGCTTACTAAATGAACTGTCACTGGAACGGAGTCATAAGTAACAGAACTATCATCTGCTAAAGTTGTTCTTAAAGGTGGTTCAATAGTTACAGTTGCGGCATTACTTGATGATGTTACATCTTCCACAACCATATAAACTTTATCATGTGCAAATTTAATTAGGTCTCCCGCTTTTAATCTTCCAGCACCATCAGCCGCAAATCCATCAATAGCAATAGTAGTATCGGCGGCAGAGTGTGACCCGTTCACGAGTAGTGTTCCTGTTTCATTACCAAGTGCATTTAGTGTGCTTGGCAAGGTTATTGTAAAACTTTCTTTTCTACTTCTTTGCTTAATAATAAAAGCCATGATCGGGGCAAACTCTGACCTAGTCATAGGAGGATATGACACTGTAAAACTAAACCTTTGTCCTTGAACTTGTCTCCTAAATGTTTTGCCACTATCAGTTTCACTAAACAAAGTTTTTTGATTCGATCTTAAATTGATTGCATCAAAGTTTGTGTTTGGTAAAGCCCCACTCATATTAATGCCGCCTTACCTTTTTCATTAACAGCACTATTAATCATATTTACAATTACACCTCTGCTATTAACTAATAATTCATTAAACCCTCTTGCATCAACAGTATTAATATTAAAGTTTACTGTAACTGGTTGTCCACCACCAAGCTGACTATTTGGAATTACATTTGATGCTCTATCAGGAACAACCATTTCTGGGCCAGCCTCTCCAACCATGTATGGTTCGCCTTGATTCATTCTACCACCAAGTCGTCTGCCTTGATATTTTCTACTTGCTATTGTTGCAATCTGGGCCGCACCTAAAGCACCAATGGCAACAGCTAAAGGAATACCAAACGGCCCCATACCTAACGCTTTTGTGACACCTCTTGCAGTATTTACAACTGCGTCTGCTATTGCTAAGGCTTTGTTTATTTCGAAAGCCCTTTTATTGGTTTTACTTAATTCATCTAATACTTCTCTACCAGTAGCAAAAACTAAATCTTTTTTCTGTTTTGAACTAAGTTTGTCTAATTCTAATTCATTAAAGTTTCTATCTTTGATTGCTTGTAAGTTTTTGTCATATAGTTGTTGTTTAATTCTCATTTCTTCATCAACAGATCGTTTTACAATAGCTAATCTTTCTTTAATCCCCTCTAGCATTATTTTCATTTCTAATTCATTTAAAGATTTCAAATGTTTTTCAAGAATACGGATTTCATATTCTCTATCAGAACCTTGCTCTATTTTTAATCTAGTCATAGCCTCTAGTTTTTGTCTTTGTTCTTCAACTAAGGCTAATTCTTTCTCTTGTTTGTCTGCTAATAATTCTAATTCTGTTTTGTATTGATTTTTAATTTTTTCAATGTTCTTAGCATTTGCCTCTATTTCTTTTCGAGTGTTTTTTTCTAAATCAAATATAGGCATATCTTTAATTGCTATTTCTTCAAATGCGTCTCCAGTTTTCTTTGCGGCATCAGCCAAAGCGTCCATAGATTCAACATTTTTCTTAACCTCTTCATCTACTATTCCTAAAAATCTTAAAAACTGATCGAACTTATCAGTGACAAAAATAACTGATTTTCCTACTGCCTCAAATGCAAAATTAACTCCACTTAATAAAAATGATGTAAGTTTTCCTAGACCAGCAATTAATGGTTCAACAAAGTCAATTACTGCCGCTAAATTATTTGTAAATCGAGTAACCTCTGGCGATACCTCTTGACCAAAAGCATCTTTAAGATTGTCTAATGCAATACCAAAGTTTGAGAATGATACTGATAAGTTATCAAGTTTTTCTTCAGTAGCACCAGCAAATGTTTCTCCTAAACCTTTTTCTAATGCTTTTAATATCTTAGCCGCACCCTCTGTTGTTTGACCAAACTTAGATATTTCTAAACGGGTTATGCCTAGTTGTTGTTCTAATATTTTAAATACTGGAATACCACGATCAGCTATTTGGTTAAGTTCTTCTAAACCTAGTCCACCTTGAACACCTCTACTGAATACTCTGGTCATAGCCTCTAAGACACCAAGTTGATCGGTAGTCACAGCGGCAGTATCAGTAAATACTCTTAAAAGTTTTTCTGTTGGTTCAATACCACTAGCTTTTAGTGTAATAAATGATCTTGATAAATCTTGAACTGAAAATTGTGTTCTTGTTGCAAAGTCAGATATAAATTCAAATGCTTTAGCACCACCCTCAGCAGAACCAGTAACAGATTTTAAAGAGTCTCTTAAATCCTCAAACTCAGCAGTTACTCGTAAAACTTCTCTAACAACTAATGCACCTCCAATACCAATCAAAGCCGCTTTTAATTTGCTAGCAGAATTTTTAACTCTATCTAAATTACCTTGAACATTTTTAAGGGCCTGTTTAGATTTATCCTTTGCAATTATGTCTATGTTTACTTTTTTAGTTGCCATTATCTAAATTTTAAATTTTGTTTTTTTTGTTCGTTTTCTATTTCTTCTCTTTGTTGTTCAAAGTATGCAATCCACATATTAAACTCAAAGCAACTCATTTGCAATATTTCTGGGATAGTTTTATGTAATCTTTCTGCAACAGCGATTACATTATAGACGTCAGGATTTTTTAGTTTTTTTTTGCGTCCTCGTAGTCAGAACCTAAAATTTGATTTGAGACTCTGGCGATGACATCTGTATCTGCTTTTGTTTTAAAACTAAGTATGTGAGTAGCATTAAACATCTTGTTGTGATCTTTGTCTAACGCCTTTTCAATTATGACATCAATAAGAATATTCAGGTCGCCACTATTCGCACCTTTAAATAATTTGGATTTCTCCATCATATTAAAAGGTTTAGCGTAAATAGCTTTATCGCCTACAAGTCCCCACTCAGGAACTTCTATTACTCTTATTTCAGTTTCTTCAAAATGACTTCGTATTCCGTCAAAGTAATCGGGTTTATTATCGTCAGCCATAAATTAAATTATACTGTACCGATAGTTAAGCCGCCTGTACCTTGTAAAGATACTGTTCTTGTAGTCACTCCATCTAAAGTTACACCAACACTCATTCCAGTTACGATTGCTGACCCAGACAATTTTTGTTCGCCTGAACCTGAACCCTCTGGCATGAACTCTACACTTACAGTAGCACCTTGTGTTAGGTTGCCTTGTGCTGTATCGTCATCGTCAAAATTCATATCGATTGACGCTGTGTATGTGCCTCTTCCAACAACATAAGATTTCATTGATGAACCTAATGCTGTATCTTCTACGATGTCGTGTGTTGTATCAACAGTGAATCCAGTTGCTTGACCGATGCTAGTTCCGCCAATATGAACAACTGCGTCCTTACCATGATGAGTAGCCATAATTTATTACTCCTTTTCTTTCTTTAATTCTTTTATAACTTTTTGCGTTTCTTTTTCAACTGATATTTTTTTATTTTTGCCCTCAACAGTAAAACCTCGTTTTTCATAATACTCTTGAAAGTCAGGCGAGATTTTTATTTTGGTTTCTCCTTTAACCATTACTATATCCATAGCCATTATGCAGTCCCCCTTGTAAATTCATACATCACACGCACAGTTATTCTGACTCCACCATAAGGATATATCGTACCCTCGTCTGTCGATGCCTCAATAATTTGTGTATCTAATGCATTTCCATTTCTTGTTATATCATTATCAAGTGTTTCTTCAACTACTTCAATAATTTGATTTCTTACAGTATCAATATTTGAGTCTGTACCTTTGCCAAATGCAACTATAAGAAAATCTATTGTTCCTGTATATTTACCTGAGCCTGTTGCACCCATAGCAGATGGTTCTCTTGTTTCATCGCCAGCTTGAATAAATGCGGCTGGGAATTGTGCATCAGATAATTCTTCTACCTCAAATGGTTCTCTTGTTAATTTTTTAAACTCGATTGGGCTTGTTACAGCATCAAGTTTTGTAATTATGTCACTAGCTATATCTTCTCTTTTGCTCATATTCCTAATTGTTTAAAATAAAAACTACTAAACTCATCTACTATTTTTGGTTCTTCTTTGATACCAATAGCAAAAAATGGTCTTTTGACCTTTCTCTTACCTACACCAAAGGTATCATGGAAACTAGCTATTTTTTCTCTTTCTTTGTTAGCAAACATCAAAGTATTTTTAAAACCTCTTTTTCTATAATCTAAAGACCTAAACATCTTACCAGTATCAGTCAAATCTACAAACCCTGTTTGTCTGCCTCTGTTTCTTCTATCTCTTTTAGTTGATTTTGCATAAGGCAACATCTTTCCGCCATCAGGTAATCTACCTTTTTGAGTTCTTTTAGTAATCATTAAGATGGCCATATTGGAAACTCTATTAAGAGAAGTTTGTATTGCTTTTCTTTGTTTTCTAGTGATTCGTTTTATAAGTTTTTTTACTTCAATGTCATTGACATTAATTTTAATGTCAGCGACCATTATCTCACTAATCGTAAATTGTGTAGAGGCTCTTTTTCACTATCAGATACAGTCCCCCCGCCGTCCTCATCATATTCGACCCCGTCCCGCAAAATTGCTTGGAACTCTTCATCGTATCTGTCCCTGTAAAAATCTATTTGAACTTGGAATGTATCTTTCCCCTCTCCAGTGTCAGGGTCTCTCCATTTAGTAAGTTGAGGATATATGTATTTCCATAGTGCTAAATATACAACAGATAACTCCCACTGTGCTGGTGTGAGTTTACTATTTTCCATTTCAACAGATGTGACTTTTGTAATATCTTTGTATCTAACTTGGTGTCTGTATCTTTCCCACCATTCCTCTCTGATACGTCTTAATACATCGTTTTCAGCAAATTGTATTTGATCTACAAACGTAGTTATACCAAACCCTAAAATGTCTGGTTGTATCTTTTGCAAATGTGTATTTTGCACACTAAATACAGTCGATGACATTATTTTTTAGTTTTCTTTTTTTTAGTAACTTTCTTAACAACTTTAGTTTCTTTAACTGGTGTTTCAGTTTTAACTTTTACAGCTTTGTCATCTTTTAAATTCCAACCACGCATATTGAATCTTTCTTTGTTGTTCTCATAGTCGTGTTTGTATCTTTCAATAACATCGCCTTTGCTATTAATAAGTTTTACAGTTTCTATAGTCATAATTTTTTATATCAAATAAGGGGTGGATAGACCACCCCTTAATTATAATTGATTAGTTAGCTAGTGTATCAGCTGTTAGTTTAACTCCATAAGAATCATGAAGTTCGCCAACACCGAATACAGCTGTAGCAACGATCTCATCTGCTCTTAAACTTGCATCACGCTGAGACTCAATTTTTAAGTCTTGCATCATCGCTAGTCCTAAAGCGTCTTGTGAGAATACTCCACCGATAGAATCATCTGAACCATCTACTGAAATGTTTGAAGTTTCAAAGATTTGAATTCCAGCAATCGTACCGACAAAGCCAGTTCTCATAGCCTCGTTACCAATATCAGGTATGTTTGATGAACCCGCAAAAGTATTCGTTAAAGCTTTTTTAACATTGAATATTTGTTTCGGGTGGAACACACCATAATATGGGCCAGGTGCTTTATTAGTTTTAAGTTCTGCCGCACACTCGAATAAGTCTTGGATAGTTAATTCAGAACCAGCGCCAGGCCCTTTTTCTGTTGAAAAGCCTGTAAACAAAGCCGCAAGGTCAGTATCAATTTTAGTTGCAATCGCCTCGCCAAAAAGTCTGCCGATGTCAGCCGCAACATTTCTTGATGCTGAATTTCTTGCTAAATCCGTAAGCGTGGTCATTATACCGATCTCTGATGCCGTAATTGTGACCGAACTAGGATTCACCGCCGTATTGGAAAGATCAGTTGCCTCAGCTACTGCCGCCGCTGATACGTTTGCATAAATCGGTACTTCTACTGATTTACCACCGCCAACGATGCTGTAGTTTCTGACAAGACCTCTCATTATTGATTGCTCGCTTGCTACGAACAATGCCTCTGCTACGATTTCAGTATATAGTTCTGATATCGTGCTACTTGTCGTTTCATTAGCCATTTTTTACTCCTTAATGGTTATTTATTGTTTAGAACAATCCTTGTCGGTTGAGAATTTCTTTTTGCTCTATACTCAGCATATTTTTTCTTATCCGCTGGATTACTCATATCTAAATCACTCAGATTGAAAGGTTTACTGAGTTCTGACCTATCCACATTTGACACTGAGCCACTGCCACTAGGTGTTGCAGTAACAAAGTGAGGGTTCTGTGTTAAAAACTCTTGAACTAACTCGTCAGTAGTTAAAAGTTCTCCCTTACTGTTATATCTAGCTATACCATTTTTGTCTAGAATTTCAACATTACCTGATTCGTTTAATTTTATATTTTTATTTAAAAGTTCTACGACTTGGTCAGGATTGATTGCTTTATTTCGTGATGCTGATGACAGTAAGGCTTTATTAACTTTAATGTCTCTTAGTTCTGATTGTAAACTTGATATTCTTTTTTCAGACTCATCAGATTTTTCTTTAAGGATTTTTTCAAACTCTCCTTTTTGAATTTTAGATTTTTCCTCTGCCTCTTTCTGTAACTTAACAGCATTGATAGCAGTATCTAAATCATCGACACCTAATTTGTTATACATAGATGCTCTGTCTTTAGCTAATCTTGCTTTGACAATTTCGTTTACTTGTTCCTCAGAAAATTTATTTACTGGGGTCTCTTGCTTTGGTTGTTCATTTTGGGTTGTTTCATTTGAAACAGTTGGTTCAGTAGTTTGTTCTACTTTTGCTTGTTCGTCAGCCATTTATATCTCCTTATATATTCCAATCAGGATTTGTTGGAATCCAAGTATGGCGGCAACGATATCCCCCTCTAACTATAAAAGGGTCTCCAGAACTTTTGCCTTTCCACGACTGTGAGTTCCATCTATCCCGAATTTGTTTTTCGGTTAATGTTCTTCCTACCATACTTACACAAAAAGGTCTAGAGTCCCTTACCAAAGTACCAGTATAGGTAAAAAATTTTAAACCACTTTCTTTTGCTTTCTTTACTGTAAACTGACCATGAAACTGCATAACAGAGTCATGTGCTATTTGGCCAGCATATTTTCTAAGATTTTCTCCAGCCCTATCAGCGGCATATTCTGTTTGTAGTTTTGTAATTGCATTTTGAACAGCAGTCTTTTGGGACTCATCAAATTTGTTTTCATTAATAAAATCAACTAATTCGTTAATTTCTGATTGATTTGATTGTTGATACACTCCATTAATGTGTGATCTGATATTTCTCTCAACCTCTGCAAAAGGTCTGCCAACGATTGCACTTTGATATACCTCATCATTAATTACTTTTAAAAATCTCTCAGCAATATCTTCAAAGCCACTAAATGATTGATATTTTAAAGCTGTAATAGTTTGTAAATCAACTTTAGTTAAATTTTTAAATTTTGCGGGTATAGGCATTTTGCCAAAGGTATCGAGTACCTCTTTAGCAATCTTGTTGTAATCTTCATTAACAATTAAGTCTGCCTCTTCGAGAAATACGTTTTCTATAATTGATCTTAGTTGGGGTTGTAGTTCTATTGCAAGTCTGGTTGTTAGTGTTGTCCCACCAACAGTAGTTTTTCTTACTGAATCAATAATATCATTCTCTAAAGTGTAAAGAACATTGATTAGTCTTTGTTCGTGTTGATCTGCAAGTTTATCTAATATTCTGCTCATTTGATACTGTTACGCCAAGAGTAAAGCGACCAGTAAGCGGGACTCAAGGTCTTTTGCCCACGAACTCGTTTAAGCACTCCGCCCATACGAGCCATGAAACTACGCTTTCGTGATGGTATATTAGATTTGATTGACATATTAGGGTCGCCAAATCTTACCTTTTTCACATTACCAGTTTTCTTGTCCTTGACGTAAACAGCAAATTTTTTACTTTGACTTGGTGTTCTAAATGGCTTTCCTAATTTAACTGATCGTCCTTGATAAGTTGCCATATAGATAAACCTTACTCGCCAAGATTTTGTTGAATTAAATCAAATGTACCTGACATTGAAACAGTATCAGACGCATCAAGATTTTGTCCTCTAAGTTCAATATCTGTCTTAGCCTCAACTCTAATTGGATTTGGAAATTCAATAACTGAGTTGTTTCTAAATAATTCAACAAGATTTTTAACTTGGAATACTCCATTCTCAGGTCTTATAAACAATGCACCCATAGACGCTTTGTTTGCTTTACCAGCAGAAAAATGAACTCTAGTTATGTATCCAACATGGTCAGCTGGAATAGTGTATGCACAAACCAAAGATTGATTTTCATAATCTGTTCCAATTCTAACTTGCTCATTACCACCGATTGTTGCTGTAATATTTCCAGCGTTTTTTCCACCTGAACCAGCTGTAAGAACTGACATTCTAAACAATCTAATATAGGTATTTGTAGTAACTACATTAGTCGTTCCGTCCATTGTTACAGTTTCAGATTGACTTGCATAGTTCCCATCTAATCCCTCAATCTTGACTGTTCTTGCACCAGTGCCAGCAGAGTCATCAGCTGTAGATGCTGAAACTACTGTAACTGCACCAGCAGATGTTGGATAAGTAATATTAGCAGAGGCAACACTTATTAATTCCATAGATGTACCTACTGCACCATTAAATCCAAATTTATTTATGGCACTAAATTTACTTACATCGCCCTTTGCTATTGCCAAACCAAAAGACGAATTATTCTCACTTGCAAAACTCATTTTTTCCTCCTTTTTTTTCTTAAATCTAAGTCGTGCTTTCTTGAGCCTCTCAAGAAACTATTTACTCTTCCCATAGACCAAGCCGCCATCGGAACTCTTCTACTACCAGCAGATAAAAACGCACCTTGCCCTCTTCTATATACTTTAGCCAAAGTTGAATAAGTATATTTTTTAGATGCCTTAGCTTTCCTTTTAAGAGTGGCTACTGTTGCCGCTGAAAGTGGTTTTCTTCTAACTGCCATTATGCCTTTGTCCTTGCTCTTAGTAAACTTTTTGGAATTACTCCACCTGATTTATAAATTGATGAAACTCTTTTAATTAAACTGGCCCTACGGGTTCTCTTTGCACCTTTAAGCCCAGATAAGTATTTTTTTGGAATTCCTGTTTCTTTGTCTTTGGGAACTCTTCTAACTTTCTTCTTCTTCTTCGCCATTTGGAGTCTGACCCTCAATCTCAGTTGTTGTAAATTGTCCTCTAACAGTTCTGGTATTATCAATCTCATCGTTAATAGTTTTAATCATTTCGTTATCATCAATAACTGCCTCAGCAATTTGTTTATCTATTTCTTTGTTAAATGTTTCTGATTTGATTCCACTTGCTTTAGCCATTTGTAAGAATTGTAAATCATTGGCCCAATCTCTCACATCAAATGTATCAGGATAATCAACTGCCCCGTCCCATTCTGTATCTTGCCATTTAGCGTACAACTCCCAAATTTGCTCTTCAGCATTTTCTAAATAATCGGCTTTCTCCCTGAGTTTCCCATTTAACAGCTGAAATTCCGTCTGGAGGGCTATACCGCTAGAAATTTGATTTCCTGATGTACCTCTAACTGAACCCATGTGTGTGATACGATCTATTGCATCAATTTTGTTTTGGATACATTTCATAATGCCATCTAAGTTTTGTCCACTAGGCTGAATGATGTAAGGTTTTAAGTCTGACTGTAAATCTTCAGGTATTTCTATAATTGAACCAGCACCAGCACTAGCCTCAACATTTGGAGTCTTAACTAAACTAGGGTGGTTTGCTAATCTAATAAGCTGTTCTTTTTCTGAATAATCGTTGTAAATAGACTGTTGCAAAAATGCCACATCAGCTAAATCACTAATTCCAATAGGTCTTTTACCACCTTTAAGATTGTAAACATTTATAGCTGGTATTCTACCAATAGCATTTGGGACTTGATCTACTATTTTAACCTCTCCCTCTGCATATTCTTTTTCGTAATCTGTAACCTCATACGTTGTTATTTCTTCTTCAGTAAATAATTTTAATATTGCTCTGTCAGCGTTTATATCTTCAACCAGTAACAACATATCTAAATAAAATCTTCCGCTAGCGGCTCTTTTATAATTCCAGTTCACAACATTTTCTGGCGTGTAAATAGACATATAAGGTCTAATCTCTTGCTCTAACTCTTCGGCCCTAGTTCTTAAATTACTTTGTGGTTTATCAATAATGACCCAACAGTTTCCGTAGATGCTTGCATTCATTTGCACCTCTCTCATCATTGTGTTGAATGATCTGCCGTCTAAGTCTGCATCATTAAGAAATGCCTCTAGCTGTGGGTCTCCATCTAAAGAACCATAATCTCTAGTAGGTGGCACTCTCCATAAAAAGCTAGTGTAAATTTGAACAACATTTTTACAGTGGTTATCAACTGGTGTGTGTCTAATTCTTTGATCGTATTCCTCTGGAGTCTCTAAGATATATCTATGTAAGTAATAACCATTTTTATAATCATTACCTCCAAGATAACTACGAATATAAAATTCCCAATTAGAAATATTTGCGTGCCATAACGGGTGCTTATTTGTTAAAAAATTTCTATCCATCAACTCCACCTTTGTAGAGGGCTTGGTTTAAAATCCCTTTTGACTGGGAAGTTATATTCTACCATGTAACCTAACGCATCATTAAAATGGTCGAAACCAGAGTTTTTGTCAGGCACATTTGTTCCCTCTTTGTATATCTGTCTTTCTATCGACTTAATAACATTTTTGCAAGATTTTAAAACATATAAACTATTTATACCTTTAGCATTTTTGAATTTAGAATTAACTGCATTTATTCTATCTCTAACAAGTGGTGCTTTGTTTCTTACTCTAACCTCGAACCCAGCATTTTTTAAAAGTGCAAGATCAGTCATTCCTCCAGCAGATGTCTTTCTAGCTTTAGAACTTGGGTCAGGGTAAATAACTATTTTTTTATTTGGGTATCTGTTTTTTATTTCTTCAATCATTTCATTTGTATTTGATGACCAAATTTGAATCTCGTCAATAATATATATCCTATCATTTTCTATTACAGAAACAACACCAGCCATCGGGTCGATATTAAAATCTTGGCCGATGTGAACTGTGTTATAACTGTTGTTAAATTTTTCTATAATATTTTTTTCTCTATTAAAATTGTAATAAATAATTCCAGCGTAGTTTACAAAGGTTGCTAAATATTCTTGCTGGAAAGTTCTCTCATCTAAATCATTCTTTGCTTGTTCTATTTCTGACTCAGATACTTGGCCACCCTCTAATGTAGTAAATTTAAAACTCTGCCATTCAGGGTCATCTTTAGTAAATAGATCATAAGCAAAATTGAATCCTTTAGGACTTGAGCAGAACAGTGCATGGCCCAACGTGTCAGATAACGTAGGTCGAAGAACCTCGTACCAAGCCTGTGGTTTGATGTCAGCAAATTCGTCTAGCACAATAAAGTTTAGGCCCACACCTCTCAAAGACTGGTCGTTATCAGCCCCTTTTAGACTTATAAGAGTGTTGTTTTTTAGCAACAGTGATAAATCAGACTCATTTATTCTTTTGACCCATCTATGCCTAATCATCATTTCTTTAAGCATATCCCAACAAATAGTTTTACTTTGACGATAACTTGGGCTGACGTACCAGACCCTCTGATTTGGGTATCTTGCAAACTTAGCTATTTCTTGAATTGCTAAAAATGTTTTACCAAACCTACGGCCTGATATGAGAACTCGAAATCTTTTATTGCACTTAATAACTTCTCTTTGAGGTTCAGTCAGGGCCATTAAATTTGATCTCCCCAGCTGTGCCAACCTTTTGCTCTTTGTCTAGCAAACAGTTCTACTCTTGGAAGATCGCCACATAACTCAATAATGTTATCTCTAATAGTGTCAGGTTTTTTGCTATGCTCTTCTCTTTTACTAATCACTAATTGTTTTACTGATTTAGAAATTCTTTTTGGTTTACCTTTAGTAGCTAGTAAACATTGTTCAGGATTACATCGAGTCCAATATCCCATACCAGTAAAGTATCCATCAGATTTGATATTTTGTTTTACCCATGTGAAAGCCACTGTTTTATATGTAAAGCCCCATTCTTTAATGACCCTAAAAGCCTCTGGCAACATCGAATCAATAGCCCAAAGAAATAGAGTGCAATTATCGTCAGAAATATCAGAAATAGGTAGCTTACAAATATCGTCAATACTAAGGGTATTATAATGCCTGATAGCAGATCGTTGCTGCCCTTTTTCTGAATACGTTTTAAACGACCAAGCTGGGTCTGCATATATTATTTGTGCTTTGACATTTGGTAAGGGTATCACTCAAGATTCCATGCCAGTGGTTGGTCATCTTCAGTAATTATATTCTCTGACTGACCTAAAATTTGTTTACCAAGCCAAATTTGCATAACTACATTTCCTCGTTCAGCTGATTTCCATTGAAATTGTCTAAGTCTCATTTTCATTTCTGCACGACCTTTTGTCAGAAATTCCGAATAACTCTTCTCAATTAAATCTGCGCTGCAACCAAAGAAATCTGCTATCTCTTTATTAGTACAACCTAATTTAGCTAGTTTTTTGACTTGTTCCTTGTCAATATTATACTTTTTTGGTCTCGACATATCCTCTTACCCTTGAGTTTGGTAAGTTTTGTTTATCAAAAATTTATAGTTTTTGCATCATTTATTTATGTAATTTAGTATGTGACTAATGACATCAACAGTCCACCCGTCCCCTAATAAATCACTAGCTTTATTTACATCTACGATACTTGTATAATTTTCAGGCACAGTTTGTAGTCTTTCCATTTCTATTTGATTAAAGGTTCTTACACTTTCTACTGATAAATCTTCTTTTTCAAATACTATAGTTATCATGCCAGTTGTTTTATATCTATTAAGTAAATATTCTTTATTTTCATTAATATGACCAGTATTTGTTAGTAAACACCTAGATTTTAGTTTGTCAGTGTAACCACTTGTCAAAATATCTTTAAGGTACAATTTTTTATCTTTAGGTTGAGGTATATCGGAATATCTAAAACCAAATAAATCTCTATATTCTTGACCTATATTAGTCCAATAATAACGATCTCTAAATTGAGCAGATACTTTTGAACTATTTATTCTGACTGGGTAAGTTTCCATTAATCTACTTAAATATTCATAATCTGCTGGCGGCATAAGCACATTTTCAAGTATAAAGTATTTAGGTTTGCATTCTTTATAAAGTCTATAAAATTCAAAAAATAAACTACTTTTTTGACCATCAAGTCCATCTCTAGTTTTATTTCCTCTACTAAAATCCTGACATGGACTCCCAGCTAATATTAAATCAATCTCTGGTAAATCTTCTTTTTTAATATCTTTAATATTACCTAGTTGAATTGTATCTGGGTAATTGTGCTGCGTTACTTCTATTGCGTGTTTTTTTATTTCAGATGCAAAATAATTATCGTATTTAATTCCACATCTATTTAACGCAATCTGACCACAACTCATTCCATCAAATAAACTTAATACATTCATCGATATTCGTTAGCCATTCCTAATTCGTTAATTGCTTGATCTTTGGTAATTTTTCCCTCTTTTATTCCCCGATCTACTACGTTTTTATGTTTTAAGGCCCAATCCTTAATAAATCTTGTAACCTTTTTATTAGCAAGAGCATCAACAAACATAGTTAAAGTTGTTTCGTCTCGATCAACAATTCCAAAATTTTCTTTTAATTTAGGTTTCTCATCAAGATATTTTTTAGCAGATAACCAAAAGGCTGGCTGTTTAGCAAACTCTTTATCCTTAATAGAATTATAATAAGAATTATACATATCTGCTAATTTTTCTGGTTGTTCTAACCATTCTGGTTCTAACTTTTTAAAGTTTTTCTCTGCTGTACCTTTGCTAACTTTATTTGTAACCCTATCCCAAAATTTATTAAAAGTAGGAGAGTATTTATTAGTAGATGTAT